TAGGGTAGGTGTACACACGCAACATTTTTTCCCCATCTGCGCCGCACAAAACTGCACCACGCTACGCCGCACAAAACTGCACCAGGCTACACCGCACAAAACTGTGTCACGCTGTGCGCCCACTTTTGTGTATGGTGTGGGAGGGAGGAAAAGTTTTGTAGGAGAAAGTTAAGAAAAAGGGTTGACAAAAAAACAGAGTAAAATAAAGCCCAGGTATTCCGGGCTTTATAATATTGTTCTTATCGATGTAACTTCAAAAGTTGCGCCACTTGTAAGGTCATTCCATGCGCCGCCTGCTAGTGGTTGTTGTTTTAGCGTAAAAGCGAAAGTAAAGGTACCATCGTCATTATCGGTGCAGGATATGTTAGTTATTGTTTCATATCCAGAGGTTCCAAAGCCACTTACTACGTTGACGTAGCCAGCTGATAAGAATGTAAAATAGTGTTTTTTTGTTGATTGATATTGCCATGCTACCGTGAACATTCGCATTTTATTTACTACTGCTTTAGGGTTTTTTACTGTAACTGTTAGCCCACTTTGTGTAAAATCTACTGCCTGCCATGTGCTTGAGGTGTTATCCGGTAAATATCCGGATGGATTGCAATTATTCCAAGTTTGGCCACCACTGTCTTTTATCGTGCAATTCGGAACATTACAGTAATAATAATAATCATTTCCACTCATTGTATTGTTGTATGACCATAATGTCGCGGCTGTCTGTAATCTTAACGCGTTCGTAAACCCTGTTATGGTTGTACCATTTACATATACTTTAGAATTTGCAATTAACATAGCATTGTTTTGCCTTGTGCTTCCACTGTTTAATGTACAGTTTCTAAACTCAACTGATGATGACTGTGCTATATAAATGTTCGCTGGGTTCGCAGCTGTGTTTATGTTACAAAACGGTGTAGCGATGATAGTTGTTGTCTCTATAACTAAATTCGATGCTAAAGCTAATAACGCGTGCAACGTACACTTATTATTACCATCTAAGTGAATAGGCTGATTTCCGAACACACCGCCGAACCATCCATAATCACCTGTTGATTTTATGTTAAGTCTTATTCCGCAGTCCATCGGAATGGAATTAGCCATAAGCAAACCTTGGTTCGGTGTTCCAAAAGGTTGGTCGTTTGTCCCTAACTGCAACGCGGTACTGTTTACATCCACGTATGCTTGTAGATAGTTTCCTTTTTGCGTTTGGTATGGTTGCCTTCTGAAACCACCACTATATATATTTGATTTAAAAATAGCATAATCAAATGTAAATATTTTCTGATCATATCTGACAACCTGCGTGGTGTTAAAAAATATGTCACCGTTTTCTTCGATTGAAACATCTTCTAATTCACCTGTTGCAATATTGTCGACAATTTGCAGATCAAAATAGTTTCTAACTAAATTACCGTCCACATCATATACGCATATTCCACTTGGGTTCATTCTTGATTGATATATCAAACCATTAAAATGCTTTAAAGTTTGCACATTTGTTGTTGCAGGAATTTCCAGGGTATCACTCATATTTAGTTCAATTGTTTTAGCCACGGTTTGCCAATTGCTCATTAGGAAACAGGTACTTTCATCGCCTAGCATTATTGTCTTTGAAGCCTTATCATATGATACTGATCTTACCCTGTGCGTGTTTGTTATGCTTGTAGGTGGTACAACTGTTTGTTTTATATTCCAGCTTGTATAATCTAATACTATGATATTGTTGTTTGGTGTGGTTTCTCCAGTTCCGCTTACACTTGAATTTGCAGCAATATATAATTCATTTTCATCAGGATTGTAAGCTAGCGCATTTGCATGGTAACCTGTTAAATATTTTTTTCTTGTAATTTGTGATGTCCCTTTGTTTATTTCCAATAAACACACTAAGTTACTTGTATCTTCATAGGCACCGGCGGGGCGTACAGCTATAATAATAGTGGCAGGCGTTGTTGTCATTCCCTGCATATACCCTAACGCTGGTTCGCTTGAACTTTCTGAACTAACCCCCGGTATGTAGTTATTGAATGTTCTTCCGCATAGAGACCCTGTTAGTTCTCCATGTAATATGTTTTCTATTTTTTCATTGATGATTGTAATTTCATCTCTTGCCAATTCATCTTTAATATCATATGTGCCGCTTGCAAACTCTAAATGTGCTACATCAGGCATATTACGCACCTCCCTTTTTGAATACAAATTGCAATGTCTCTGTTTCTTGTACATAATTTACATCGATCAACAACTTCCCTTCTTCAAGTAGTTGTTGTAGATACTCACGCGCATATGTTCCTAGGTTTTCTTCAACCCAAGCAAAGAATTGTTCCATTGCTTCTTCCAGTGAGTTAGTGGCTTCCACAATCTCATTATATTTTTCCGCAAGTTTGCAAAGCAAAATATAGTCGGTTGGCGCATCTTCAAAGCGGATCTTGTTCAATCTGTTCCAGTTAATAGGGAACGGTGTGATGGTTGGGGCTGCAATAAAACCACTTGAAGGCCCGCTTGTGTTTATCTTCTTACTCATGTTATACCCCCTTTAGTATATCGAGAAAAACAGATAGTTCGCCGATTTATACAGCGCCGACATCAGGGGGAAACCATTCAAATAAAAGCTTTTCAGCAGCTCACTTACACTGACCCCCTGATTCCCTTTTCGCTCGATGCGGTTTGTGTAATCATCTGTTGTGTCCCGCTCTGCGTTTATCGTGTTCGTTCCGCTTGACTGTGAGTGATCGTTGCTTTCGGATTGTGTTGCCCCGCTCGCATAGTCCATATCATTCAGTGTTGCTTGCGGGAACGCACTGTTTACTTCTTGTCCTGCACCTGTGTTGGTTGTTACGTTCTCTGTGTTTCCTGTGCTGTTGCTTTGCTCGTTTGTCTTTCGATTGCTTACGCCGTCCTCTGTGTAGCTAAATGTTACTAGTGGGTTAAAATCTGTTTGCGCCGCTTTGCATACCACCTCAATATATTTATAGTTTGCAAAGCAAAATTCCTGTAAATACTGTTTCCAGCGCTCAAGTGGAGTAACAGCAATTTCCCGAAACAGATAATGTCGGATAAGGCTGTACTCAAAAAACATCTTATACTGACTATCGATTCCATAATCAAAATCAAAGATAAGCGGTAATGCTTCTTTTATTTCTGCGTCCGTCAGAGTGTGTTCAAAGTCGGTATTCAATAGTCCCCTGATGATATAATCAATGGTGATCGTGTACTGTGGTAAGCTATGATTTATCATTGATCTTAACCCCCCCTTGTTTCCATGGTATCGACATCTTCCTCATTAAAGACATCGAACGCTTCATTAAGAAGTGTTTTCAGATGCGAATTAAATTCCACGCTGATATCTACTCCCCACTTCTCGGATGCTTCTTTCGCCGCTTTTTCGCGTGGACGCATGGCGATCCTTCGAGCCATTTCAACCGAACCGATGTTTGCATTTGTTTCATCGGCAACCATTCTTTCCCGCTTGTCCTGCGTTGTATTCTCGATACCGATTTTTGTTAGAAAGTCATTTATCAGATTGTGCATATAAACCTGTACTTTATCTGCGATATACGGCACATCAAAGCGAATATCCATAAATGAATTACTGGATGGATTCAGTGCCGCCATGTCAAACATATCTTTATCTACAACGATAAACGGTGTGTTTTCTGAGATTCTTTTTATAACGGCTTCCATGCTTTTTTTCTGCGCATCACTTCCTACCATCGCCCCGGCAATCGACTTCTGCTGTGCGAGATTGATATCAATCGTTCGCTGTGCATCGGAAAGCCGGCTTGCATAATAGTCTACGATCGTCCAGTCGGAATATCGACCGATGTTAGCAAAGCACACAACGCAATCCGAAATAGGAATATAATCATAGTTCGGCGCACCGGTGTAATAGCTGAATGGTTTTAGCTCCTTTGGATATCCATAGATCGTGAAGTTTGATGTTTGCATGAACGGAAGTGTTACGATACCGGGTGAATCTTCTGTTACTAACCCTTCATCTTGAAAGAACACCGCTTTAGCGTTCCGAAACATTGCCCGCTCCAGCATTTCTTCATTTGCGGTATCCGGTAGTTCCCATTTAAACCGCGCTTGGCACAATGCCGCCAAGTAATCGAACCACATCAAGTATGAAATGTTATTTAAGCGTTTCTGTTGCTTATAGTTCCACTTGTTCGTACTCATTCGGTATCACCCCCTAAAGGTTTATTGCTCACTCTATAGTTTTGATAGTTCGCCGTGTCTGACCAGAATCGAATGCCACTTTTATAACGTGCGGCGATCTGCTCCATATAAACCTGCGGCACATTCCCGCCGATGCGGATATCTGAACACTGTGTGTAAGTGAAATTCGTTCTTGCATGTCGGCTCGGGATCCCCTGCCGATTCACCTTATAGCCGTACATGGTAAAGAAATCATCAATGCAGCGCGCATACTCTGCACGGATCGTTTGCACATAAACACTTGTTGTCGCAATTTCCGGGTATTTATCGAAGGTTTGAAACTGTGCGTTTCCACCACTTGTACCATACGCCGTCAGCGGCATATCCATTTTACCCTGAACCTGACCCAGTGAAGCAAGTGCCCCAGCCAGTCCACCGAGGATCGCACCGCCAGCGGCACCAGCGGCATTTCCTAGCCCCGGTATTACACTTCCCAGTGCGGCACCCATTGCCGCGCCGCTCGTTGCGCCCTGTGCGGTTGCCCCTGCCACGCTTTGAGCCTGTGAAACGCCGGTTGCGATAGCCCCGCCGTTCATCGCCTGATAAGCTTTGTATGAGTCGATCGCATATGCACACATAGGAAAACCACCAAGCACAACTTTAGAAGCAATATCGTATTCATGGCCGCGATAATTTAATGGTACTGTTAAAATGGTGGGGTTAGCTGACATACAGGCACTGCTTCTCAGGGTGATACTAGCTGAACTACTGAACTCAAAACGTAAAGTGTTATTTTGTCCGTTGTTTGTAGATAATACAGCGTTTATGTATGGGTATGTAAATAACTTGTTGTTTTTTGGTGTATATCCATTTAAGGACGTAGGTCTGGACACACTCCATGTGATGTTGTGAGTATCCGGATATCCCTCTCTGGGTGGCTGGAAAATCACAGGTAACCATAATATACACACTATTCCATCGGCTTTGTTATCCTCAGTTAGGTTGTTTAACATATCGTTTAGATTCGATACTGTTCCAGTGTTAAAAAACTGATATGCTACACCGCTATACATATTGTCCATGATCGCTCCCTCGGTTGGTTGCAAGTTCGCGTTATATGTTGAAATTACACACATACAAAACTCTGATGTCCATGCGGGATCCGGCTGTTTAATATCCTGTATCATATACTCCCCGGTTTCTAACCCTTCCGGAATCGTATGCGCACCGATCGTATCATCGGACACATGCTCGCGGATGATAAACGCGTTCTCGATCTCATAGTCGAAAAAGTAGGTCTGCACTGCGTCCACGGTAAACCTTACCTGGCAACTGTTCGGGCTTAAATAATCTACTTTTGTAATGATACAGTAATACCACCTTTGAGAAAAGTTTTGATTGCGAATCATCAGATAATTACACTCCATCACTTTATCTGCGTTTGCTTTTACATTCAATACCCCATTCATGACGCTTACGGGTGTGCTTTGCGTCCATGTTAATGAGGTGTCACGCTTCCCCCAAAAGTAATTAAATTGTGCCGCCGCCGAAGAGAAATACAGCGTGTCTTCCATCAATTCACACTGTACTCCCTTCAGCAATGCGACATCTGTTTGCGGCTGTATCGATGATACATCGCCGATCTGTATCATTATGCGGTCACAGATGCACCCGTGATCGTACAAGTTGCCGTTTTGCTCGGATCCTGTTTGCTCTTGACTGTGATTGTTGCTGTTCCGGATGTGAGTGATTCGTTGTGAACACGGCCGTTTGCATCCACGGTAACAGTTTCCGCGCTAGATTCATAGGTGACATCTTTCGAGAAGAAGCCTGTTCCTTCCACGGTTGCTTCCAGATAGATCGATGCACCTACGGCAAGCGTTACTGCCGTTGGTGATACCTCAACCCCGGTCACCGATCCACCCTGTGTCGCATAAGCAACAGCCGGGGCAAACGGACTGGACGCATACAGTCCCCAGAAGTGAAGCCAGTTATTCCAGTAGAGACCTTCGCGGTTTGGCATCTCTCCCCACTCGATCAAACGAGTGTAGATCTGCATGAAAGCATCATCAAAGTTGAATGCCACGATCGTTTTCAACGCTGTAATTTCATCCTCTGTATACTCTGGGACAGGTTCCTGTCCTGCTTCGACCAAGCAAGCATTTAAACGCGTAAAGTCCACATTCGTGAGATCGTCTACCTTATCGACCTGCCCCATGAAGTTTACATAGTTCAGCTGGAAAGCCGCCGACAATACATCGATATCATATGTCGCACCGAACTTAGTGGTCAGCATAAAGCGCATATATTCCGGCTCGCTCCAGTTGATGACACCAGAATAGTTGAAATCAGCACGCGGGAATGTCATGTTGTCAAAGTTTTCTTTCATTATCTTCGCGACCTGCTTTGAGGTTGTTTCCGTTGCTTCCTCTGCTGTTGCGTCCGGAACCGTTACGATCTTAATTTTACCATCCAGAACCAAACGACCAAGCAGATATTTAATGATGTTCATATCATCGTACTCACGACCGTTGTTCATGCTCTGAATGATCGCCCCGATCAAGTCATAAACACCGCCCTCTCGCGTCAGACAAGCGCGCAGATCCTGCTCCTGGATGGTCTTTTTATAAAAACACTTTACATTCGTTTCATAGATCGCGCTATGAATATCATCTTTTACGCGCTTGAATACCTCTGTTTCTGCAATCGCCGGATTGTATCGATTCGGTTTTGCGATCTCTACAAAGTATTCCTCGACCAGTTCGCCTAAGCTAAACACCCCTTTATGATATGCCGCATATCGACTGCGGAATACCTTGGATGTCCCGAAGATAAACGCAAACTGGTTTGCCAGGTTTGTGTAAAATTCATTTCTCAAGATCGGATTATCCACGATCATGCTGCCGATGCGCACATAATCATTTACGATCGCTTGCACCTCTGGCACATTCGCGCGGTAATAATCACTTGACATCGTTCGGATGCTGTTCAAATAGTCAGCATTTGTCGCTTTTACCTGTATTGCTTTTGCTGGAATTGTTGGCATTTCTTATTCCTCCTCTCGACCCAGAAGTTCCGCATAACTTCTGATCTTTGTTTCATCCGCGCCGGACGGGTCAATATCAGCTCCTTCTGCTTTATCCACCACATCGATACCATCCATCCAACGCTTTCTATATCGCTCTTTCTCAGCCTCATACTTTTCGCGCCAGTTTGTCGCATAATCATCATTTGCTTCAAAGGCACCATCGGTGATATTCCCATACTTCGCTAAATATCCGGTTGCTTCCTCATAGTCGTTTCGCACATCGTCCATCACTGCTTCAACTGCTTCCCTGTTTTCATCTCCTACGATGTCCAGCAGTTCGGCTAATCGTGCCGTATGTTCTGATGCTGTCCTCATGTTACCATCTCCTTTTTAAATAATACATGAATTTCATTTTTGATGGTGTCCCGCCCGGGGGCCCCGGGGACACACCGCCGCTGTACTCTTGAAAGTTTAAACCCATGTCGTTTATGACGCTGGTACCATTGATATAAAAGATATCATACGGTTGTTCAGATCCAGACAACATATAACATAGGTTGCCGCCGGAACAGGTTATGCCGCTGGATATCATCGGTATATCCTGCCCGCTTGCCTGATCGATATGCACGTGATCCCCGGTAACAAAACCGGCTGTTCCTGTTCTCCCGATCAGTTGTCCTTGACGCACCACCGTTCCGATCGTCGAATAAGGCGGCGCATTGTCGTGTGTGAACTGAAAGCTAACATACTTTAGACCGGATGGCGTATGTACCGGGTTGATGCTCACCCAGCTTCGGGAATTTCCCACGCTCGCGCCGTTCGTATAATATAAGCGACAATCACATGGCGCATAATAAGGCGCTCTCGTGGTATTTCCAACGCAGTCAAAGGGATGTCCGCAACAGTGTGAAAAACTCGATGGGCTGGATGTCTGGGTGATGTTCATCACCGGTAACGGAAACAACAACACCTGGTGTCCATCATCCGCAACTAACTTTTGTCCCGGTTGCATCTCAGATCTCCAAGCGGTTTACGATCTCTGCATCGCTTTTTCTTAATTCAATCAACATAACCGTGATCGTGTTCAGACAATCTTTGAAATATTCATTACCCGGCTCTTCCTTCAACGCTTTTTCGCATAAATACTTTTCTTTTTCATAAAATGTAATAGCATCATACCTTGATATGTTATAAGGAAGTGCTTTTGGAATGTACCGCATATTACACCTTCTTCAAGTTCTTCCGATGAACGGCGGCAGTAACGGTATTCCCAATGCCGATAACAATGCGATCTCCCTCTGCTTCGATGACATCATACGTATTGTAATATACGGCAAATGACTCACCGTTATCATATTGCACTGCCTTCAACACTTTTACCTTGTCCCCTTCCTCGATCTCGGCGGTTGGTTTTGTGCTCCCGGAACCGGTAGGGGTGTAGCCATTTAAACCATTTTCTTTGATCGCGCTGACGAAGTCAACATAACAATAGTTTAAGTCTACCCGTCCATTGATGCCTTCCACTTTACCATCGGAAGTATACTGCCACATAAACTCGTTGCTCCCAACACCCGGTTTCGTATCGCGTCCCCACCATGCAAGCCAAAGCGCATAATCTTCCAGCTTTGTGTGATTGACACGATTCGCCCACCAGTCATAGTTGAGGTAATACATGGCATAATACCCGGCATCTTCCAGCGCTTCGCAGAAGTTAATCACGATCTGCGTATTCACGCTTTTCGATGGGATCCCGCCATGGGCAGCTTTATAGCCGTCACCATCTTCCAGGTCATAAGCAATCGGAAGTGTCGGCTTATACTTCTTGATCGTCTTCAAACAAAACGCCGCTTCACTTTTCGCCTGCTCTGGTGTCTGACTATAGCCATACCAGTAAAAGCCATAGGGAATCCCCGCTTTTTCTGCAAGCTTTACATGTTTGTCCAGCTTCTTATCAACCGCGCCGCCGGCTTCGTCACCATACCCGGCTCGAATCATGACACCATCTAAAGCTCTTAAACTTGTTACACTGTTATGCTCACTGATGTCCGCATATGTTTTGCGCATCTCATTCACCCCCTACATTCATCTTAGCCATGTAATCCATAAACGTCTGAATCATCGTTTTGATGTCGCTGATCGCTTCGGTGTTCGCTTCAATGGTGGTTGTCAGCTTGTCCACTTCTTCGCGGTGCTTCGTATCCTGTCGAACGATGAACCATCCGCAGAAAACCAAACACGCCACCGGCACCCCCAAGTTCTGAAAAATCTCAACAACAAAATTAGCATCCATAATAACATCTCCTTTCTACCTATATATTATAGGTACTTTTTGAAAATTGCAAGAGAAATTTCTTTAACATCTCTGTCACCGTAAAAAATCAACCCATTTCTCATGTATAAAACCAACCGCTGAAACATCTTATTTGATGTCCCGATCAATGCGCCGCCGATCGTTTGATTCATGATCGACACACTCATAATGATCGGATAGGTACTTTGATAGTCCTTATCGATATAAATATACCGTCCGTTTGTCCATACACCGAGCGGATAACTTTCAGAATTAATCGTAAACATATACTTGCAACCTTTCGGCTTTTTTATGATAAACAGGTCGTTTCCGCTAACGAACTGATTACCAAAGCTAAAATTTGCATAATCTAATTCGCTCACCGCTCGCCCAAACAGCGTGTTTTTACGGGCTTCAATAAATTCCTGCGGCACCCGGAAATATACAAGATACATCCGGTTTGGTGATACCCATATATAGGAACCATCGCGCGGGATCTGAAGATCCCACTTTATGGCATATGGGTTATATGCTTCAAGGGCGTTACAAGTAAGGAAAACTCTTACGTCATCTCTGTTTCGGATGATCGTATCGCAAATATTCTGTAACTTATCCGGTTCCTTTGTCAAATAGGTTTCTTCGCTGTCGTGCTCTATCACACACTCGTCAAACCATATGCGGGAAACATCACGATAACTACTTGGTTTATAACTTGCATATTTGCTGATGATAAAGTTATAACCGATCTGATTTTCTATATCTTTTTTGCTTTCTTCATCATGTGTCTGTTCAAAAAAACCGCGTCTTTTCCAGTAAATCGATCGCCCGTTATCTTCGTTGAAATCTGAGAAAGGGTTACTTCCGCTCTCTGCTAATTCTTGAAGATTTACCGGTCTGCGGAACAAATAAGCAAACCTTTTTTTGTGTTTATCCCACTGATTGATTACATTTTTTTTCATACCGTATGTCTTTCCATATCCACGTGTTGTGGAGATGATATTATATGGTACATTATAGCCATCTATTTCTCTGAAATTTATGTATAAACTTTCATCAATCATAATAAAAGGGGGATATATAACATCTCACGAGGTGTGCCACCACCCAATTACAGTTACACGGAACTAACCGCTTGGCAAAGCAACTGTAAACCGATCGAATAAATATATATCCCCATTTCGCTCCCCTTAAGCCCACGCGCTTAAGGTAACTTTATAGTAATACATATTTATTCATTAGTCAACATCTTTTATTTCAAAAGTTGTTTCTTTCAACAAAATGCCATTGCTTGTCATGTCAGGGCGCAGCTTTCCTGTGTAAATAGCGCCAACCTTAAAGTTATCAAAGGTAACCTGTTCATGACAATTCGCAGGTAGTCCAGCTACAGTTACTTTTGTGTAGGTATATCCATCTCCATACCTTTTAAAGTCCCCCTCTTTCTTCACCTCTTTTCGTATCAAACTTTCCTTTTCTTTTTCGTCACAAAGGATCTCTTCAATGTAGCACTTGGCGTGCAACGCTTTTATCTGTACAAACCTGTTTTCGCACTTGAAAGCACCCAACTTTACATCATCTATTTCTATTCCAGCCGGATCTTCCCATCCAAGCAGATGCAAGCTGTCTGTGTCCATATAAACGAACCGTTCAAAATTTGCCTGTGCTCCCCGAATGATCTTATCTCGTCCATATGCTGTGATAAATGCGATGACCGGAACATATCCTTTATGAGAAGGTTCATCCGCTTCATCCGATAACCGATAGCGGATACGCCCATCATAATATGGTACTTTTTTCCACAGCTTTGGTTTCACGCCAAACTTTCCGCTTAGCTTGTTCATCATATCCTTTGCGATCGAACGCATAGGTTTATTGCCGGTGATCGTAGCCTGCTCTTTCTCTTTATACCATTTATCTATATACTCTTTAAATAGTTGCTTGCTTCCCTTGAACTTATAGCCATCAATCCATGTGACACACTTCACCTCGTATTGATCGAACAGAAGTGCGATATCAATACTCGTTAATGTCATTTCAACGATCTCTCCCCTGCTGTCCGTTAAAAACTTATCGTACTTGAATCGCGACATATGTTTTCCCATGACACAGGGGATATGATCTTTCTTTAACTTAAACCAACAGGAAAACCTTGCGATATACAGAGGATAACGATCATCCGGCACATACTCCCCTTCATAATATACCGGCTCGCCATACGGCAACAAACAATAGCGCATTGCCCACGGGTACGAACTGTTAATATCAAATACAAGCCCTCTTCCAAGCAGCAATCCTTTAAACCTCTCGCCTACTTGCGTAGAACCACCGAAATAAGCATTCCGGCAATATCGATCTAATTCAATAGAAAGCTCAGGAAACCTCTTGCGAAATAGCTTGCCGCCGGTCATGTTTATATAGTCAGTCATGGCGTTTGAACTCTGTGTGATGCGCTTTAATCCTGCATTAAAGATATGTGTCAGCGATAATGATAGGATCGCAACGTCTGCATGCTGATATGCCCATTCATGGCCCGTGGGCTGATAACCTACAGGTCTTTCTTTCGCATAATCAATTTCAAGTTTGCGAAACTCTAACCCGTATGCTTTCGCCATATCTTCAACCTTCATCGGGATGATCTTGTAGGAATCCAACAAACGGCACTTTACACCATTTTCAAAACGGATATCGATCACATAGTAAACGCCGGTGTCAGATATCAGTGTGGAAAACTCTCCAGCATTCAATGTTCGTTCTTCGGTGTGCTCAAACCCGATCTGAAACAAATACGATAATATATAGCTTGCATCAAATTTCAGATTATGAATATACACAACTTTCTGCGTTTTTGCTAGCCACTCGATCAATCCATTTATTGAGATACCCCGAATCGGATGATCGACATCTCCCACCTCCAGCGCTTCCCATGACCAAACACGCGGCTCCTCTTCGATCGTGGTTTCTGTATCCAGCACATACCGCTTAATACTCATAGCCTATATCATCTAAGTACCGGATCCAGTGCGCATGAATTGCTTCCATCTTACCGCCGTCATCATCTTCATCATAAACGGCATCAACATCCAAGAGGTCATCATAAAATGTTGCGTTTGATACGATATCCGCTGGCAAAGATTCGATCAACTTATATAATTCATCGTCTTTTGAAAGCCCGCCCCCGTACTCTCTTGTGAGTGCCAGCAAGTAATGATCTTTATCGTTTTGTTGAATCTCTCGCAAGACACCTTCCGTATTTGTCTGCATGATCGCATTTACATATGTGTTAAATTCTTCCGTACTCATTTTAGAAACATCCGGCTTTGTCTGCACTCTCGCTCGTCTCAGTGCTTCTGCTTCGACTTCGGCGCGCTTTCTTGCTTTTCCACGTAACCGTTTTGCTTTCTCTCTCGCTTTCTTTTCTTGTCTCAACATGCGCTGGTAATTGCGGCGGCGCGTTAATTCCACCTCTCGCATTTCCCATTTTGTAACAAAAGCCGCACCCGGTGCGATTCCTAGCGCGCCGGGACGGCTTCCACGTTCGAGCTGTTTTAAAAACAGGCGATAATCACGTGATGTTCCTTGTGCAAGTGTCTTTTCCAACTCCTTAAAATTCATCTTTGGCGGAAGATACTCACCCGCAAGCGGGTTTCTTCGCTTTTCTACACCACGCATGCGGTTAAACTTTGTAACCGCGCTTTTTAATTTTTGAGATTGCGTGCGCGTCCAGCGCATAAGTCAACCCCCCTTATTTGTTCAAAATTTTGAAACTGTAAAACTGTTTCTCACCGTTGCTTGACTTCTTCGGAATCAGCTTTAACGTATCTCCTTTGTGTGGCATGTGCATAAACTTGAAGATTTTTGTCAAAGAGTTAAACGCAGTTACAGAAACACAGCTGTAAACCTTCCCGTCCTTTGCAAACAACAGAATACGCGGCAATACCTTCAATTCGCCTGTTTTATTGTCCTCCATCTGTACGTTTTCCATATAGATGTTTTCAACCTCAATTGTGGTATTTACGGCATCCTGCAACTTGATAATGTCTCCCGTCATTCGCTCCAACATTTCCGGGAAATCTTCAGTAGCATACGTTGTAAAGTCACGTCCGATCAGTACTTCACTTTCCCCACTCCAAATTGCCGCATAATCCTTATCACGTAAAACCTCGTTTTCCTCTGTAATCACAGCAACAGCATTTTTGTTTTCTTCCATTTTATTTTTCCTCTCTTTCTGCAAAAATAATAATCTGTCTTTTTTGTACATCAATCGCAACAAATTTCGCCGCTTTCATCTTTTCATCCTTCACAAACACCTTAAAATCGGTAGGAACATCAAGTATCGCTCTCAGCATTTCCACTATGTTCATAACTCTTCAATTACAGCGTTTGCAAGGAAAGCACTCATTGATACCGTTGCACGTACATACCGCACAGCAACATCTTTAATCATGACCTCGGCCTGCGTTTCCTTTTTGATGCGTCTGCGCGCCTGTACATCGGTCAATGCTTCGCCTTCATAAATAAATGTTCGTTCAGTTAAGTTTCCATCTTCTTTTACAAGGCAAACGACCTCTGTAAACGGTACCTTTCTCGTAACTCCTCGCATTACTTCAACCCCCTTTCTGTATATATCATATCACTTAATTATGTGATTATGATGTGATTTTAAACTTTATTTACAAATTTCAATCACCCAGTGAGAAAAAACTTTATGCGTTCTCCCACCAAACGTGATACACTTCGCCTTTGTTTCAACCCTAAAGTAACGGATCTTATTGCGCTTCTCGATCCACTTAATACAACTCATATAATTCTTATAACGCTCGCTTACGATCGTTCGCCCATAATACCGCAATCTGCTTTCTACTTCCTTAAAGGAAAGCCGATCACTTCCATATGCTCCTTTGGATGTAACCATGAAATGTCACCCCTCTCCATCAGCTTCTACCATGGTAATAATATATCGATCTCTATTTAATCGAATCTCATGAGCCGTGGTAAAAGTCCGGTTTCCTGTCACATAGTCATGAAAACAAATAACGTTGCTTCCCTTTGATGTGTTCAGGATGTTTTCAACCAGTTTTATAAAATTGTTTTTCATCTCGTTATCACCTCTGTAACACCTAGTATTAAATACTAGATGGGTTTTTGATGCTTAAGACAAACGCAACACAATACTCACGCATTTCAATTTTAAAATCAGTTACAAAATAATCTGATAAAGATTTGTCTATTAGGTATATGCTTATATATTCTGAATACATATTTTTAACTAGTTCACCGACAAAATCATCACCATCATAAAATTCTAAGTGAATGTTTAATAAGTTATCTGCGGTATCTGTTGCCTTTAACTCCTTTACAAATTCAATAACATCTTTCACTGTTTTATATCTCATTTTTCTACTCCTTTCATAACCATAAATGTAAAAATAGTTGTATTCTGAACCGTATATACCCTTAATATTTTTACTTTACTTTCCCAAAATGTTCGCAATTTATCCGATATCCAAATGAAGCCAGCATCACAACTTATATCTATTTGGCCAATGTATATATCATTTTCACCATAAAATTCGCCTATTACACGATGGTCAAAATCATACATGTTATTAAATAAAACCTCAACGTCTTTTACCTTCATTGTTCTTCATCTCCTTTCAAAACCATGAATGTAAACATTACCGTATCCTGTAAGGTGTACATTCGATAAAATTTTACCTTGTTTTTCCAAAATACACGCACTTCATCCGATACAAACAACTCACCATTCACATAATTCTTATTGATCTGCCCAATGTAAAACCGTCTTCATCATAAAAAGCGGATATTACCCTGTAATCGAATCCACACAAGTTGTCAAATAAAACACTAACATTTTTACTTTCATTACTCTTCACCTCCTTCCTTTAATGCGTACGTTTTCACCACTTGGCGGCGATTGATGACGGCGTAGCTTGTCGGTTTTCCTGAAACAACATGATATGAAACATAACCTATAAGCGCCTTTGAGCCGGTCGGATAGATCTTAACGCCTTTCAAGTTTCCCTTTCTTGAAAAGTCAGCCCTTGCATAAACGCTTTCACATTCACAAAACGCACGGATGATTACTTTTAAATACTCCTTAACAAATTCATCACTAATACCTCTAACAAAGATCTTCATATAATATCCTCTCTTTCT